GTTATCATGAGACCATAGTCTAATTTGTGCTCCTGGAGTTGTAACATTAGCTGCATTACCCCATCCAATAAAGTCATTGTCAGAATCTTCATTACCTACTGCCAATCTTACAAGGCTTCCATCTGCATGAGCCGTGGCTTCTGTACCACTTGATCCTCTTGTCACAGTTAAATCATTAGAAGAAACATTTGTAACTGTTAATAGCTCGTCATCTATTAATATTAAATCAGTGGCAACAATACCAGTGGCATCTGCAACAGTGAGTGTTGTATCAGAATCAGAAAACTCGGCACCTTCGTCTATTGTTGTAGCCAACGCTCCAGATGTTGTTCCACTCCATTGACCAGCACCCCAACCAGTTCCACCAACAGTTACATCAAGACCTGTGTTTATTTGATATGTTCCAACAACACTTGTACCACCATCATTTGTGTCCAATGAATTAGCTGCTACACTTGATGTGATTGTGTATGAATTAGAACTTACAATACTTGTTATTTGATATTCTTGATTCAAAACATCTGCTGTTATAGCTCCACCTAAACTAACAGCCCCAGAAAAAGTAACAAAATCATTTTCATTCGCACCGTGGGCCGAGTCTGTCACCGTTATGATTGTCGAACCATCTGTTGCACTAAATCTAACATCTCCAGCAGAAGTTGCAGATCTCGTAGGAGTGATATCATAAAAAATCTCACCTTCTTCTATATAATATTTTAAATGTGTGCCGATACCCATATAATCAGAACCATCTAACGCTACCCAATTATGTAATCTTCTAGCTGATCCTTGAAAAGTATTGTCAGTATATTTAGACCAGCCACCCATTTTTTCTGGAAAACCAAATCTAAATCTTACTTTATCACCATCAACATAACCACCTTCATTACTTTCAGAAGTAATATCGGAAATAATCCCAGGCTTGAATTTTAACTTAGTCGTAGCCATTAAGCTATTCTCCCTGCCACTGTACCATTGTTCGTTAATGTTACATTACTTTGACCTAAAATATAATAGCCTGCTAGACCACCAGCAGAACCAGTAGCTCCACTTGTTGGAGCAGAGGCAGGATAAGTAATTGAAGTCCCTGTTCCAGTAGCACCAGTGCCGCCAGTAGCACCTGCTTCACCTAGTCCTCCTCCAGTGCCACCAGTGCCACCAGTACCTGCATTACTTCCACCACCAGCACCTGATGAACCGCCTGCGGCGGCTTGTTCAAAACCCGCTCCAACGCCACCAGATCCTCCAGTACCACCAGTAGTTGCTTCATCAACTGTAAGACTAAGAGCAAAGGATGCATTATTATAATAAAAATCGTTGCCCGCACCACTGCCTGTCATGTACTGAGTCAAGTAATATTTTGTATCCGCTGCTAATTCAGCTGTGGCATTCCAGTTGTTACTACCTGATCCATATAAAGCACCACCTTGTCCTTGACTAGCAGTGGTTGCACTTGTACTTATGTCTACTGTTGGATTACCAAAAGTACCACCAAAAGGAATAGATATACTACCACTAAGACTATAAGTGGCGGCTTTGTCTAATTTGAAAGAACACCACATTGGGCCTTTGTTTGCACAAACACCTCTAAGCTGAGTAGAGCTAGTGAAAAGTCCCCAAGTTGTGTTTACTGCTCCTGGTTGTGGATTAGACCCATTTATACCACCCCACATTCTATCTCCCCAGTTCAATGAATTAGGATACCCCCCCGATGGACTATATGTAACAAATGGTGGCTTATCATTTGCGGGAAGATTATTTCCACCATAAGGTGAACCTGCTTCATCTACCAATTCAGACAATGTGGCGTTCACAGAAGCAACACCTTTTCCACCAGTTCCACCAGTTCCACCTCCACCTCCACCACCTTTGATATTAGCTCCACTATTATTAATAACAGTTGTTGTCACATCAACTTTTAAGGCAGTTCCACCGTCTGATGATGCGGCACCTCCTTGACCATATATGTTACCAGAGTTGGTTACTGTAATAGAGCCTGCGGCACCCGTTGCTAAATCCAAGGCAGGAGTGCTTGATGAAGTACTGAATACAGTTGTGTCTGCATCTATATCTATAAACTTAGGATAATCTACAGAATAATCATCACCAAAAATTTCTGCACCCGTTTGATTTGATGCGTTAGAACTGTATGTTTTTTTAAAACCTCTTTCTGCTCCTAAAAAATCTTCTATGGATATTGGACTGTTATTTGCACTTGTTGGAACAGAAGCGGATAAATTTGTTGATGTGTTATTTTCTGCATTAGCTCTAACAAATGACCCTCCTCTATAGTAGTCATTAAAGACAATAGGGTCAGTAGAGCCGTTATTATATTCGTCTCTTATTTGAGATAAAGATATTGCTCCACTTGACGGTAGTGCCATTATAAACTTGTTCCAAAAGCTGTTATATTATCCGCTGAAGTTACTGCACCACTTGATGCTAATTTAAAGACTGTTGTTCCATTATACTTAAAAAGTAAATCATCATCACCTGTGTCTAGTTCTATAGACCATTTACTGGATCCAAATAAAATAGCATTACCATTTGTGTCAAGATCTGCACCAAGTTGAGGAGAAGCATCATTTACAAGGTCTGTTGGAACTAAAACTACATTTGCATCGCCACCAGTACCATCAGCATAAACAATGTTTGATGCACCAGCAGGAACAGCAACCGTGGTTCCTGAACCGCCGCCTTGTTTAATAGTGGCTATTTGAGCAGTACCATTTTTAAAAATATACCATTTTGCTTGATCATTTGGATCTATAAGCACATCAAAACCACTAGCTGGAGAACCACTTAATACAACAATTTTATGGTGACCCTGGGACAGTGTACCGTCACTCGTTGATAATGTTGCGTTGCCTGAAATACTTAAAGTCAGTATTCCGTTAACTGTTCTGTCAATAATATCTAAATTAGTATTTGTGGTTGTTCCCCATCTTCCAGCTTGTTCCCCAGATCCAATTTTTTCTAAACCACTACTACTTGTATATGTGCTTGCCATTATTGCCTCATATGTCTGTTTCTGTTTCTGTCCATGTTTCCGATCCAGTCGGTGTTATTTCTGTCCATGTGTCTGTGCCACTAGGTGTAATGGCGATAAATGTTTCAGGTGTTGCACCTGCGTTTATTTCTTCAAACAATAACTGACCAATAGATTCTTGTGTAAAGCTAAAATCTTTAGAGGCAACGCCTGATCCTATCATAATACCATTTGATGTTTTTGTAAATGCAGACTGCATGTCTGATGAATCGTTCTGGATTCTTGTTCCAACTGATGTTTCTGTGAAATTAAAGTCAAGGTCAGCATTAGCTCCAGCACTTATGTAAATAGCATTTGATGTTTGAGTAAAGTTGCCATCTAAACTTGCAACACCAGACATTATTCCTACGCCTACACTAGCTGTTGATGCAATACCACTCATTTCGGATACACCTGCTAATAGAATGGCTTGATCAGAAAAAGCCCTTTCAGCAAATGTAGATGCACCTAACATTAATCAGCATCCTCTATTGTATTGCCTTCAGCTACCCATTCAAGGATTGCTTGGTAGTGTCTGTTAGCAGGGTCTAGTGGTACAAACATTTCTGTACCATCTATTGTTGCAAGTATACCAGTATTTACACTTGTTAAAGTATCGTGTACATATTGTGCATTTATAATATTCATTTATAACTCCGATTCTGCTGTAATGTTTGTTCCTGCTGGGTCATTTATTGCATAAGAAAGTGCTCCTGCACTTACATTGCTCATACCCCAACGAAAACCATGTACAGTTGAAGTGTAAATTTCAGGTTGAACACCATTTCCACCAACATCCCACGTTCCATTTTTAGTTACAGTAGGAGAAGCTCTTTTTTCTGTTTTAAAATTAGAGTTTACATAAATAGTTTGTTGTGAAGTAGTGTAGTCTCCTACAAGAACATCGCCACCTCCTGCTTTACCAATTAATTCATAATACCTCTGACACAAAGCTAGTTCTTCCCCAAATGACCTATGCTCAAATGGTGTGGCTTGTTCGCCTACTTCCATTTGTATGCCTGTGATATATAACTCATTATCTGTACTAGAGAAAAAACTACTACCTCCCACTGCTCTGTTTGCAGCAGTTTGTGCAGTCCAAGTAGTAGACAAAGTACCACTATTGAAGTTTGAGCCTGAATGAATCCATATTAGAATATAAAGACTAAGAGCATTATCATCATCAAATGCACCAGTTGTATCACCATCATATGTTAAAACAACTCTGTTCCAACTTGATGTAACTGCAAAAGTTTTAGATATTTGCCTTGCGTTGTCTGCATCATATAGTTCACAGATATAAGTAGCATTACCATTGCCTTTTACATAAAATGATACAGTCATTTTTTCAGCATCAGATGTGCCTTTTTTAAATTGTTGCAAGTCTTGACCCTCAATGCGATATTGTATAAATCCAGTTTCTGCTGCTGCTATTGAAGTATCTGCTGTAGTGCAATCAAGTTTTAAAGAGTTTGCAAATCCATTTGGTGCATCCGTGCTTTGTGACATTGTAAGCCTTCCTGCTGTACCTGAAAAATCTAACATCATTCTATCAATTGTAAAATAGCCACCACTTGCACCTATGTCAGTAGAACTAGTACCCCTCTGTGCCACTTGCATTGCACCATTGATAATAATATTCCTTCGCCCACCAAGCTGACTATTGGTTAGGACTTCACCCATCTTTGCTAATTCTGCTGCTTTGGTCATGCCGGGTCTCCATTACAATTTAAAGATGCTGCGGCACAATCTTGAGCAGAGTTACTTACATTTCTGCCATATATTTCCTGAGAAGATGTTGTGCTTCCTGCATCCATTAAAAATCTTAGTCCTGATGAGGCAGTACCTTCTCCGTCT